ATGATGAAGCTGTTACTGAAAAGGCTGCTTTAGAAAAGGAGATGATTTACACTTACAGTTTACCGGTGACAGATTTTATCGGCTGATTTATTTACTTTACTAAATACTTTTATAGCAACAACGCTGAATGAGTGTTTAAAATGGAAAAGTACGGTTTTGTTTATATTTGGTATGATTGTAAACATAAAAGATATTATATAGGTTGTCATTGGGGTCTTGAAAATGATGGTTACATTTGTTCTTCTTCGAATATGACTTCCGCATATAAAAGAAGACGACAAGATTTCAAGAGAAAAATAATATCTAAAGTTTATACAAATAAAAAAGATTTACTTGAAGAAGAATATCGTTGGTTGTCTATGATTAAAAAAGAAGAATTGGGCAAACGATATTATAATCTCCACAATCATCATTTTAGTCATTGGTCGAATGATGAAGAAAAAACTAAAATTTTATCCGAAATAATCTCACAAAAAACTAAAGAAGCAATGTATCGTCCTGATGTCCGAGAAAAATATCTTGCTGGGTTGACAAAAAGAGATAATGGTTCATCAAGGCCGGAAGTTAGAGCTAAAATGAGCGCCTCTAATAAAGGAAAAAATACTGGTAAAGACAACTCTAAAGCAAGAGCTCTTGCAGCAGCTGCTAATAGAGGCAAAAAACTTTCTGAAGAACGTAAAAATCATATTAGAGAAACATCAAAGTTCAAAGAACTAAATAATATGAAAATTAAATGTATTTATTGCGATTTTATTGGTAATAAAGGAAACGTTGCAAGATATCATAATGAAAAATGTAAACAAAAAATCGCTTGCGCTTAAATAGACAAAAAAGGTTACACATGATTTCTTTCAAACAATTTTCGGAAGCTTGGTTGACCGATAAACCTGACGTTAGATCTCCGGAAGTTTCGGATTCTAATACGGTAAACGATCCTACAACGTTCAGAAAAAACGCCGAAAAAATAGGCGAAGTTGGGGGAATGCATGTATATGCTTCTCATAATACAGGCGGTGGAATGACTCATTACACTTGGAACCCAGAGGATAAAAAAATACATCATGTTTTAACAAATTCAGAAACTTCTAAAGATAAAAATGGTTCTCTAAGATTAAAGTTTTTAACGGCGCATGCCAGAAAAAATTCTCCGGTAAAAATGAATGACGTTTATCATCATCTAATACATAAACATAATAGAGTTTTGGTAGGAACAAGTCATTCCGTAGGCGCTCAAAAAGTTTGGCATAGAATGATGAATCATCCAGATATTGACGTTCATGGCGAACAACCAGACGGTTCTCGTGTTGAATTAAAACAAGGCGATAAAACGCACGCTCATACCACAACAAAAGATCCTGAAGAAAGAAAAATAGGAAAAATGACGTTGGTGGCTAGAAAAAGAGAATAAAATGGCAACAAATTTTTTCGTCAACAACTTTCAATCTTCTATGGAGCAACAGCTCATAGAAAATTTAATCATAGAATCAATAAAGTTCTATGGGGAAGATATGCTTTACATACCCCGTAAAATCAATAATTATGATTCTATTTACGGTGCTGACGATCAATCTAGCTACGAACAAGCATTTCCTTTGGAAATTTATATTAAGAATATAGATGGTTTCAAAGGCGACGGCAATTTTATGTCTAAATTTGGTATCGAAATAAGAGACCAAGTTATATTTTCTATGGCTCAAAGAAGATTTCAAGAAGAAGTTGGAACATTTACAACTCAACCAAGACCAAACGAAGGCGATTTAATTTATTTTCCTTTGAATAAAAAATGCTTTCAAATTAAATTCGTTCAAAAATTTGAGATGTATTATCAACTCGGGGCTCTACAGACATGGGAAGCAACGTGTGAATTATTCGAGTATTCTAACGAAATATTCAACACGGGTATTCCGGAAATTGATATACTTCAAAAAAACTTCGATACAAACCAACTAGATTTTGTTGTTTTCAACGAAAACAAGTCGCCGTTAATTAACGAAAATGGTGACTATATTGTTGTAGAAAATGCTATACTTAAGACACAAGTTCAAAATTCTGATAATCAAGAAATATCAGACGAATCAGATCGTTTTATTGATTTCAGTACTAAAGACCCATTCGCTGAAGGATTTTAATATTGTTTGGTCAAAATTTTTATTTCTCGCTTATAAGAAAATACGTTATTCTAGTTGGAACACTTGTCAACGATATAGTAATAATAAAAACAGATAAATCCGGAAATCAAACTGGAATTATTAAAGTACCCGTTACTTATGCGCCCAAAGATAAAATGCTGGCGCGTGTGTTACAAGACCCTGACATATCAAGACAAACCGCGACACCAACGCTCCCATTAATTTCTTTTGAAATGGGCCAAATAAGATATGACGGAACTAGAAAATTAAACACTGTTGGTAAAATCGCCGTAAAAAAAGATTCTAATAATTTCAAATATCAGTACAATCCTGTACCTTATAATTTTGAATTTAAAGTTTATATTTACGTTAAGAATACAGAAGATGGAACAAAAATTATCGAACAAATTTTACCTTATTTCACACCTGATTGGACAACAACCGTTAAATTGATTCCGGAAGTTGAAGAAATAAAAGATATACCTGTTATTTTGAACGACGTTAAATATGAAGATACTTACGATAAAGATTTTAAAGAACGCAGAGCTATTATTTGGACGTTAGATTTAACTCTCAAAGGTTATCTTTATGGTCCTGTTAAATCTGCCGGAATTATTAAATTTATCAACACTACTTTTTATATACCAAACGGTGTTCCGGACGGTCAGTTACAAAATGTGGTGGGTAATACTTCTCCTTCGGAAAAAATATCTATACAACCTGGTTTGACGGTCAACGGAACTCCTACCTCAAATATATCTTTAACCATACCGTATCAAGAAATCGAAGTTTCCGATGATTACGGTTTCATTGATATTATAACCCCTAACGATGATTTAATATGACAGAAAAAGCAAATAATGATCCTATTGGCAAAGCTTTGGGGGTAACGCCATTGTCAACTGATAGTGCAGTCAGATCAATTATATCTGATGCACACAATGATAGTGCTCAAAACGATTTTGAATTGGCCAGAGCTAATATCATAACAATGGTAGAAACCGCTCAAGATGCCATAGATAAACTTTCAGAAATTGCAGCAAGCTCGCAACATCCAAGAGCTTTTGAAGTATTGGCAAAATTGATTGATACGAGCGTTCAAGCAAATAAAAATTTACTTGAATTACAAACTAAAATAAGAGAAATTAAACACTCTGACGAACCTTTAAACGATCAAGCAAAAACTATTAATAATAATCTTTTTGTTGGATCAACTGCAGATTTACAAAAAATGATACTCGGAATGAGAAAAGATAATGAAGATCAATGATTTAAATATATTTTATGTTTATGCTTACCTAAGAGAATTAGATAACACTCCTTACTATATTGGTAAAGGTAAAGATAAAAGAGCTTTTTCTTCTAAAAATAAAAATGTTAAAGTTCCTGATGATAAATCTAAAATAATATTTTATCAAACTAGTTTGAAAGAAAAAGATGCTTTAAATTTAGAAATGAAATATATTAAATTGTTCGGAAGAAAAAATAACGAAACTGGAATATTGAGAAATTTGACAGATGGAGGCGAAGGTTGTTCTGGGTTGATACAATCCAACTATCAAAGAAAAATAGCTTCTCAAACACATAAATCAAAACCAAAAACCGAAGAAACAAAAAATAAAATAAGCGAATCAAATATAGGTAAACATAAAAGAGAATTTGCTTTAAATGCTTCTAAAGCAGCAAAATTAATCAATACCGGTAAAAAAAGACCGGAACATAGCGAATTGATGAAAATAAAAATGAAAAAGCTTTTTGAAGAAGGCATTTTAGTTGCAAAAAAAGGTAAAGATAGTCCATCTTATGGAATTAAACGTTCCGAAGAAACAAAAAAACTAATTGGAAAAAATAGCGGATTGGCTAGATTAGGTAAAAAAAGAGGACCGTATAAAAAGAAGGTCGAAAAATTATGAGTAAACCAATACGCACATATAACGGAAATATGCTGCTGAAGCGTGCAGGTCAAAATATTGAATGGACGCCTGAGCTTATTAAAGAATATATGAAATGTGAAAAAGATCCGATATATTTCATCGAAACTTATATGAAAATCATAAGCGACGATGGTTTGGTTGGTTTCAAATTATATCCTTATCAAAAAAAGATGATACGATCTTTTGCTGAAAACCGTTTCAATATTGTAACAACCGCAAGACAGGCAGGTAAATCAACGACGACTTGCGGTTTTATTCTTTGGTTTATTATTTTCAATTCAGAAAAAACGGTCGCCTTACTAGCTAACAAAGGTGATACTGCCAGAGAAATTCTCGGTAAAGTGCACTTCGGCTATCAACACCTTCCTAAATGGTTGCAACAAGGCGTTGAAAAATGGAACGAAGGTTCTATGGAACTAGAAAATAACTCAAGAGTTATAGCTTCTGCAACTTCCGCTGATGCTATCCGTGGTTATTCTATTGATCTTCTATTCATCGACGAAGCAGCACACATTGATAATTGGCAAGAGTTTTTTACGTCAGTGTTTCCGACAATTTCTTCTAGAAAAAGCTCTAAAGTAGTTCTAGTTTCAACGCCGAACGGTTTGAATCATTTTTATAAAACTTGGGCTCTTGCCTTGGAAGGCAAGAATGGTTACACTCCAATTAAAGTTGATTGGAGAGAAGTACCTGGAAGAGACGAAGAGTGGAAACAAAAAATGCTTGAGGGTCTTAATTTTGACCTTGAAAAATTTGCTCAGGAAAACGAATGTGTTACTGGAAACACTATAATAACTGTTAGAGATAAAATTACTAAGATAGAATCTAAAATGACGATAGAAGAATGTTTATTTTGGTTGTGAGTTTTTTGGTTTTATAAATAATATCAGGAAAAACAATAGTATGGAAACATCTTTTCGACCAAATAGTAAATTCGAAATTTTAACTAAAGACGGTTGGTCCGATTTTGATGGTATCAGATCAGTTTTTAAAGAAAATATATTAGAATTAACTTTGGCTTCCGGAAAATTATTGGGATGTTCATCAGATCATAAAATTATGATTTCTGAAAATAATTTTGAATTTGTTTCTAATTTAAAAATTAATGACAAAGTTTGCGGCGAACCAATAATTTCTATAAAAAAATTACAACCGCAAATTGTTTACGATCCAGTTAACGTTTCAAAAAACAATGCATATATTTCAAACGAATTTATTAGTCACAATTGTGAATTTCTTGGCTCTTCCGGAACTCTTATTGCCGGTTGGAAATTAAAAGAATTAGTACCAAGAGCCCCTATAGTTGAAAAAGAAGGTCTTATTCAATATTTCGCGCCAGAAAAAGATCATATGTATCTGATGATTTGCGACGTTTCTAGAGGTAAAGGATTAGATTATTCGGCTTTCCAATTAATTGATGTTACAAAGATGCCTTATCAACAAGCAGCTTTATATAGAAATAATGCCGTAACTCCAGTAGATTACGCTGAAGTTATTCATAGAGTAGCTAAAGCATATAACAACGCTTCTGTTCTTGTTGAAGTTAATGATATTGGAGAACAAGTTTCTCACACGCTACATTACGATTTCAGTTATGATAATGTTCTATTCACAGAAAACGCTGGTAGATCGGGTAAAAGAATCACCTCCGGATTTGGCGGAAAAGGCGTTGACAAGGGTATTAGGACTACCAAAATTGTTAAATCTATAGGTTGTTCTATTTTAAAACTTCTTGTTGAACAAAATCAACTTATAATTAACGATTTTCATACAATCGCTGAATTAGCCACGTTTTCTAAAAAAGGTACAAGTTACGAAGCAGAACCAGGATGTCACGATGATTTGGTAATGTGTTTGGTTTTGTTTTCTTGGTTGTCAGAACAACAATATTTCAAAGATTATACTAACATAAATACTCTGATGTCTTTAAGAGAAAAGACGGAAGAAGATTTAGAACAAGATATGTCACCATTTGGTTTTGTTTTTGATGGTAGGGATGAATACGACGAAACGATTGAAAAGTTTGTGCCCGATAGTTGGATGTGGAACGTAAATCAAGATTTTTAATAAATAAAAATAAATTATACCATAGAATCCCATAAAGGAGACCTTAAAAATGCCAGTTCAACTTAGCCCAGGTGTAAATGTTACCGAAATTGATCTTACTACAATTGTTCCTGCCGTATCCACTTCAACAGGCGCCATCGGCGGCGTTTTTGCTTGGGGTCCAGTCGGCCAGGCAGTTTTAGTTGATTCAGAACCAAATCTTGTTTCGAATTTCGGCGAACCTTCAAATCTTAACGCGGAAACTTTTTTCACAGCTGCTAACTTCTTAGCTTACGGAAATTCTCTTTACGTTTCTCGCGCTGCAAACACTGCAGGCGCAACACCAGCTCTTTCTTTTTATTCTAATTCAGTTTCTAGTTCTAATAGTAGCACTTTCATTGGTAATACAAGTCAGCTTACAAATGGAATGTACGTAGCTCAGTCAAGCAATAGTTCTATTGTTAGCGGTTCTTTGGCAACTACTATAACAGTTGTTAACTCTACAGCTATTAGTATTCCTTCGGTCGTAACAACTTCTAACACTCCTTTGAATCTTTATTTCGCAAACCCAGGTACAGCTTATACAGCAGTTGCTTTGGCTTCTAACTCAGCAGTTGTTGCCAACCTTGTTAATCAGATTGTCGTAAATTCTGATCATTATTACGCCAATTCAATAAATAATTTTGATTCAAACGTGCTTTATGTTGCGAAATATCCAGGAAATATTGGTAACTCATTAAGAGTTGCAGTTTGTGATTCGGCCACAGCGTTTTCTTCAAATATAGCTATTTCTGGTTACGCAAATACAACTTCTGCTTATGCAAATTCATCAACGGGTCATTCTTATACTGGTCTATTTACAACAAGTATCGGAAGTAACACAGCTTCTCTAGTATTGACCCCAGGATCTGGAGGTTTCGTAACAGAAACAAATGTTGCAGCTTCAGCGGTTTATAACGATTTCACTGTAGGTGATAATATAGTTGTTGGTAATAATTCTATTGGTTTTCAATATCTTTACATAACTAATATTTCTAATGTTGTAACTAATAGCAGCGCTTCTTCTATAACTTTCAATTTTCAGGCTCCATTAAGACTTCACACAGCTTATACATCAAATACTTCTGTACAGAGATATTGGGAATTTTATAACGCTGTTGGTACAGGACCAGGACAGTCTCAGTGGGTTCAAAACAACGGAAATACAGCCGCTCAAGATCAGCTTTCGGTTGTAGTCGTTGATGATAACGGAATGTTCACTGGAACTCCTGGTACAATTCTAGAAACATATAAGAACGTTTCCAGAGCTTCAGACGCTCTTAACTTAGATGGTTCAACTAATTATTATGTAAACGTTATTAATAAAAATTCTAAGTATATTTGGTGGGCTAACGATAGATCAGGAGCTGCTTCAGCAACTGCTATGAATATTTCTTCATCAACTAATCTAAACCCTGGT